GTTTAAAGGACGAAAAACTTTACAAAGTGCTCGATCAGCTTTTGGCGTTGAAGGAGGAAGGGTGCATCTTGAGCCTCGACGTGGATCGCGCAAGCAAGCGATTGCGTACGCAATGAAGGAAGATACGCGTGTTGCTGGTCCATGGGTACATGGTGATATTGAATCTAATCAAGGTAGAAGGTCGGATCTTAGTTCTTTACGAGCGTATGTTTTGGATAGAGGAAATGAAGTCGATATGGCAGGACTCAGAGACTTATTCCCAGAATGCTGTGCGCGATATCCTAGATTCGTCGCCCAGTGTTTGGACGACAGAAGACGTGCAGAAATTGGATCTATACGCGAAGAAATATCTTTTGACCGAGATTGGCAGTTGGGCCTTCTCCAAGTGTTTAAAGAGGCAGCGAACAGACGTGATGTACATTGGATTATTGGCCGAGCTGGAGGAGAGGGCAAATCGAGTTTCGCAAGCTATCTTGGAGAAGACTACGGAGCTTATGTCGTCACTGGAGGAAAGTTCGGAGACATCTTCTTTGGATTTTACTCAGCCGGATGTCCTTCCATCGTCGTCTATGACTGGGCCAGGGGCGCCGAAGAAACGTTCCCGTACCGTACAGTGGAAAACTTCAAAAATGGATACTTCTTGAATTTGAAGTATGAAAGTGTTCCAGTGAGGTTTAAACCTTGTCACGTAGTAGTTTTTAGTAATTTTGATCCTGATCAAAGTCAGCTCAGTGCCGATAGGTGGAAAATAAAGGAAATTTAGGGTTTTAGGGAACGTGTCCGATAGCCGGAGGCTGGGTTTTTTAGACGTTTATTTGAATATTATGCCGGGTTTGATCCGTTATATTGGGCGAAAGTTGGTGTTTCCGCCCCTGCCATAATTTTCTTGACTGGACGGAATTTGATTTTTTGTTGTGTAGTATGGTTTAAGAGCCAACCACCGCTGTCTACATACACACCTGATGTTGATATTGGGCTTATAACCATAAGTAGCCATTTTGTTTGTCCCCCGATTGAGGAAACTGATCGGTGAGTCATTGGATCGTATTTGCCTCTTGTTGAAAACGTGTATTGGTAGAATCGTTGGTAAGCCACAAGGAACCGGGTTTTCTTTAGGATGGTGTAGTATTTGCCGAAGTTTGGGCAATCGAAAGGTGTCCATCCTTCGGTTTCGTAGTTGATTGTGTCTTCAGGTTGTACTGCGAAGTTGGACATAGATCCAATATCTCGTGAGTCGTTGTAGGCATCCTGCATGCGTTGGATGTATTCATACGGTGTGGTGAATGTTGATACGTCCATTGATTTTTTGGCACGTAGTTCGTATACGTCTACGGCTATGTCTCTGAACTCAGTTCCTCCTTCTCTTGAAAATCCAAATTGAACCGTAGTTGTTGCTTTGTAGAATGCTTTGTTGTTCATGAAGTATTCTGGGTTGGCGTGTAAATTTGTTCCGGTGCCTGAAGTGTTTCCTATTGAAATTTCTGGTGTGCTTCGGAAGTAATTTGTGTTGATTAAAGCTAATCCCCAGTTTCCTTGTGTAACTCCTGAACCTGCTCCTGCCGCCCAATTTTTGTTGAAAATAAGAGCTTGTTTGGGCGTGTTGAGTGTTGCGTTAGGAATTGCAGGTTCCAGTATTAAGTTTGTGTAGCAGACGTATTTAATTTCAGGGTTGCGTTCTTTGACGATTTTTCTGACTGCTTTTCTGAACCTGCGCCTTTTCTTCTGCCGCCTCGTGAGGTACTTGAATCTTGTCTTTGGTTTGTGTTGATACAGAGACACTGCAGCATGATCCTGACTTGTAACTTGAGTAGCTGTTTGAGAGTTGGTAGAAAAGCCGCCGCTCCTCCATGACATGGCGGAACGGGAGCGGGACCTGGTTCGGCTTGGTGTGTAGACACGTTGGGCAACTACACGTACTGGTGTGCGTCCTCTTGAAACTGATCGTTTGCGCGATCCAGTGAGATAATATGTCATTTGACCTAAAGCTCCAACTCCTCCTAGTGCGTATGCTGCGTATTTGGCTGGTAGATGTGCGACAGATGCTGCGCCAAGTTGGGCCAAATAGGGTAAAGGCATCAAAAAAAATCTGCGGAAGGCGGCGTTCTATTTTTTTTCCTCCGCTCCACGGAAGGCGGAGTTCCACTGAAGGCTTAGCTGAAAAAAGTATATAAAGTGGCCTGTTTAGTATTACCAGGCCACTTCTTACATTTTGCAATATATGGAAAATGCGTTGCCCCGAGACTTATTGGCCGAGCCTAACATGCTGGTGTCTCAATTGCCGGAAATTCCGTCAGATGTCAGCTCGTGTCCTCCAGGCCCCGTCACAAGACCTCGGTCCGGTAGTTCATCATTCCAGAACTGGGTATTCACTATCAACAACCCAACCGTTGATGAAATCCCCTACAACGACCCTTTCAAGACACTCGTCTATCAGAAGGAAAGAGGCAGCGAAGGAACAGTACATTTCCAAGGTTACTGTGAGTTTAAAGGACGAAAAACTTTACAAAGTGCTCGATCAGCTTTTGGCGTTGAAGGAGGAAGGGTGCATCTTGAGCCTCGACGTGGATCGCGCAAGCAAGCGATTGCGTACGCAATGAAGGAA